ATGCTTACCTACAAATTTTTTACCGACCCGCGACGCGGGGACACTCTTAATCTGAGGATCACTAACAACCGTAAGGATCTTAAAATCGGCTTAGGCCTTAAAATGACCAAGGAGGACTTGGAGGATGCCCTTTCGCCGAAGCCATCTCCGAGGAATGCGGCGCGCAGCAGATTTCTCCTCAATCTGAGGCAGCAGCTTGAGGAGATTAAAATGTATCTGATAGAGTCTGGCAGACGTAATGAGGACATTGCTGTCATAAAACAGATTATAAAGGATAAGATATTTGGCGAGGATTCCGCTCCGACTTCCGGCGAAGTTGTGGAGTGGTTTACCCGCTTTGCCAATACCCACCCGGAAGGCTCGCGCACCCAGAAGGTCTATGAGCACACGCTTAACAAACTGCGAGCGTTTTGTCCTACGTTTGGCTCGCTCAATTTTAAGGATCTCACAGTGTCATGGCTCGACGAGTTTGACCGGCACCTCTCTCAGACCTGTAGGCTCAACACGCGCAACCACCACATGCGTAATATCCGTGCGGTAATAAAGTATGCTATCCGCAACGACCTCGACATACGCAACCCGTTTGACCGTATGAGGCTCAAAACGGAGAGAACTCACCATCGCGCATTAACCATCGACGACATCAGGCAACTGTTTACCGTCGACGTGGAGCCCTACGCCGAGATTTACCGCGACATGTTTAAGTTGTCTTTTATGCTTATAGGCATAAATTCTATAGATCTTTTCCGCCTTAAAGAAATCCGCCACGGTAGGATTGAGTACCGCCGCGCTAAGACGCATAAGCCATATTCGGTCAAAGTTGAGCCGGAGGCCATGGAGATAATAAAGCGCTACTCCGGAGATGCGACCCTCCTGTCTCTTGCGGACCGCTGGAAGCACCACGAGTCTTTTGCTGACGGAGCTAACAAGGCACTACGAAATATCGGCGCTCCGCGCACCGCTCCTGGGCGAAGCAAAGCCGGTAAAGGCATGTTTCCAGATCTGACACTTTACTGGGCGCGGCACACATGGGCCACTATCGCGGCGAGCCTCGACATACCGCGTGACACCATCGCCCATGCTTTGGGGCATGGAGGCAACACCGTCACCGATATTTACATTGACTTTGATCAGGCAAAAGTGGACCAGGCTAACCGGCGCGTGCTCGACTGGGTGCTGTATGGCAAAAAGTGACCCGGGGAGGGCCAAAATTCAAATTTGAAAATTTTCATTTTGTGGAAAGGGGGTGAGAGCGCGGTTTGAACGACCTCGCCCATAAAAAAATGACCCCCTACCCAAAAATTTTTGTATGATTATTTGCATACAAAATAAAATGCCCTTATATTTGCAGCGTAATCATCAACACCGCGGCGCCAGCGGCCTAAAGTCGGCAACAACATCATGGCACGTTACACCATTACTTACTCTTGCGGTCACTCAGAGGACAAACAGCTTTTTGGCAAAATCGACGAGCGTTACAGATACATTGACTGGTGCAGAGAGCACAAACTTTGCCCCGAGTGCCAGCGCAAACTGGCGGCCGAAAAACGCGAAGAAGAATATAACAACGCCCTTAAAAACATCGACGCTCTGCCCGCCCTGACCGGCAGCGAGAAGCAGATTAAATGGGCGATCTCGATACGTCAGCGCTGGATTGACATAGCCAGAGAATATTTTGAGTCCAAAGGCAAAACCCTCGACGAGGTTAAAGACATACTGCTCAAAAAATACAGCGCAGAAAAAGAGGCCATCGAAAGCTCGGACTGCTACAAGTACGTAGATAATTATTTTATGCTGCTGTTGCACGCCCTCACCACTCAGAACGCAGCCTTTTTTATCGACCACCGTCGCGCATTTGCATAATCATCATTAATAGCCATAAAGCCCTCGACATCACGGTTAAGTCAATTATTATGACACAGACTCTCAAGATAACCGCATTGCAGTGCTACGTATTAGGCCAGTATATACATGAATTAACCGGCGAGGCCAAAGTCGCCGAAGCGTTTGAGACCACCGAGCAGGTAATTAAAGACGCCGCCAAAACCACCGACATCCGGCGCAGGCTCGTGCATGAGCAGCGCCTTGATAAGGTCAATCAGATACTCAACGAGTTTGGCGATGCTGTAGAGGTCGCCAAAAATAATTGTTAACGCAACATCGCCAGTAATGACAAACCAAGAGCTCAGAGACCTCCTCGACTTTGAGGAGCCTCTTAAATCAGTAGAGATAATCAGCGAGTATGATTGCGCCGACACCGCTACTTTTATTGTCGCTCGGCTGCAATACCCTGATGAGACTCTGACCGTGCCGTTTGTGCACTATGCAGGCCAGGACTGGCTGTTTACCCCCTGCGACTGGCAGAGCTGGGTGCCGACAGCCCCCGAGGATATAGACAAAATAATATGGCGCGTAGACGACACCGAGACGGAGGGCATAATGCTTAACGGCCTGCCGAGGCTCGCTCCCATCGTCCCTGAGGAGCCTAACCCAAAGCGCGCTGTGCGCAAAAGAGTGGGCCGGATCATCAACGAGGCCAGAGAGTCCCGCGGCCTATCCCTGAGGGCGCTCTCTGATATGTCCGGTATAGACAAAAATCAGATAAGCCGCATAGAGGCCGGCAGGCTCAATGCCACCCTTGACACCATTACGGCGCTCGCTACAGCGCTCGGCCTCACCCTTGACCTGCACGAGTAGCCATGGGCACCATCACAACCAAAGCTGCAAAACTCTCCGCCGCAAGATGCACCACCCGCTGCGCGCATTGTGGCTGTGAGATTATCTTTGCTGAGGATGATTGCCGTGATGATGACGATTGTCAGACATACATAATATGCCCCGTTTGCGGGCGTAAGGTCTATTAACAGCAACAGCGGCTGACCCATCCCGGGCCGGCCGCTGCTCTCATGATAACCAACTAAAACTAACTAAAAGCTGACAAACTTAATCTGAGGTGTCGCCGGTGCCATCGAACGTGTGGCCGTAGAGCTGTGTCTTCGGCGGCTCGTATGGCTGCTGTGGCGTTACTCCGGTGCTCGACACATTGCCCTCGGAGTAGTGAGGACGTGTTGCGGCCAAAATGCCGACGGATCCGCAGACAAGCACCACCTTGCCGCGAGGTGCAAACATCGACCCGATATTAATTGTGCCGTTGCCGTTTGGTGCTGAAACAATGATTGCACTCCGGCAATCAAATACCCGGCCGTCGTGGTATATACGGTCGGGGAACACACCCTCGTCAAAAGAGGGGACGTTATAGCTAATAATCGCCTCCGCATCGCATGAGACGTAAGAGGTCGTAGCAACCGGCCCCTTGAAGATTATATCTACTTTGATCATATCCTTATCCATACTCCTTAAAATCTAAAAAGGTTATAACTGACACCCACGCCCACAAAAGGCGTCCATTTGCCCGCCCAGCCGTAACCGGCGGTGAGCGACACACCCCACCGGCGGCGGTCGGGAGGCTGCTTTATCGTCACTATCTCTCTGCGGGGGTAGACCTCCATGGTATCCAGTGAGGCCCACGCCCCGGAGATAACGGCGCGGTATGTCGAGCTGTCGGTGTACGTCTTACGCTCCATGGGGACTATGACGGCCACACTGTCAGCCACGGTGTCCGGATAAGCAGGTTTAATACTGCTTATTTGGACAGCGGCTGTTAACGCACTGTCTCCCTGTGTGTTTTTATCTACACGTTGTGTCCACCGGGGCAATCTCTTGACCGCTGCAGGCAGCTGTGCCACCTCAGCCGGAGCAGGCTGCACGACCGTAAGGGTGTCGTAGACCGTCACACGCACGGTGTCTCCCACAGGCATAGGTGCCGGGCTATGCGGGCGAGAGCACCGGGCCACCCCGCACATGGCAAACGACACCGCGGCAATCAGTACCACGGCGTAGCAGAGCGATATGAGTGTATCTTTAATCTGTCTCATACTGCATTGATTTTAACATACCCTCCGGGCACGGTCTTTAACATCTCATGGCGGTTATTGCCATGGCGGTAGCTCACATGCACCCACGCCCAATCATGCTCATTGATGAGCTGATCAAACGGCAGCTTGAGGTCGAGCAGCTTTTGGGCGAGGCGCCGGTTGTCTACAGGGTTGCCCACAGAAATGTCGGCGGCCTCGCCTGTCATGTGCTGCGATGTCTTTGACGCGCCTTTGGTGTTGCGGTTAAGCTCCGGACACCGGTAGCCGCTGGTGACCGTGACGGGGCCGCCCCACGCCTCTCTGAGCTGGTCGAGCACCGTGTCGACCAGCGCGGCCACATTCTTTTTTGCCTCCTCCGGCATGGTGTTGTCTATTGCGAGCTGATAGGCCTTTTCGGACCGCTCAAACTCCTGAAATGTAAAGTGTTTCATCGTTTAATGATTGGTTTAGATTACTCCTCGTCATCCTCGGGCACATCCTCCAGAGCCGCCTCTATCTCCGGCCGCTTTATCAGTCGCCAGAAATTGAAGCGTTTGCGGACGCCCTTGTACTCAAAATAATTATTGATGCAGCTCGACAGCTCTATGCCGTAGACCACGAACAACACGGCCATTGACACCACCGGAGCGCCGAGAGTGGGGGCAAACGTGCGGCTCAGCACCTCGGCCACTGTCACCCAGCATAGGTAATCTATCATCTTGTTGATGGTGCGGCGCCACATGCGGCTGGTGCGTATCACCTCCCCGCGCTTGCGTGCGGCCTTGATGCCGAAACGCAGGTCGCAGAGGCAGAGCACCAGACCCAGCAGCAGCCACGGCGCCAGATGGGCGTAAAACTCAGCCACTATGGCTAAGACCGCCGTCAGCAGAGCGCGTATAGGCTCATGTGTGTAATCCACGGTCATAGCCTCACGCCTTTACCTTTTTATCCTCATTGCGGAGCGTCTGATGCAGCAGGAGCATCTGCGCGCCGTTAAAGTCGTTGGACTCCAGCAGCGCCGAAAACTGCTCTTCGCTCCACGGCTCCAGGTCCACGCCCACGCGCTTGTCCTCCTCGGCCTTGATGGCGTCGGACACAGACTGGTTGTAATCGTTAAAGTATTTTTGGAGCTTCAGCACCTCCTCGACCGGTTTGCCCTGAACCTCCTGCGCTTTTGCCTGCATCTCCTTAAAGTCCTCCGGCTGCATTTTCTCGGCGGTTGTCTGGGTAAAGTTGTCATGCTTTTCGGCCTCGGCCTTGGTGGCGATGATAGCCTTTACCAGAGCGAGTTTACCGGCGGTGTCGCCCTTTGTCATTTTGGCCCCTTTGAGGATAGCGTGCAGTGCTGATATATCCTTTTTCTTAATCTGTCTCATGTTGATTGTTTTTTTGTTGGTAATTACTCGGTTACATTTTCGGCGGCTACCATCTCCTCCACGGCGTCGATGTAGTCGGCGATATCGCTCATGGCGTCGCGCATCACTGAGGTTGCGGGATTGCCCGGGAAGGTGATTGTGGGCGCATTGCCCGAATACTGCTGGGGCTTTGTAAACGAGGCCACAGCCACGTCGCCGCCCTTGAGGTTAACGACCCCCTCGGCAATCTCCTTGAGCTCGCCATCGCCCACGGTTACACGCGCCTTGACGTCGTAGTGACGGTTTGCGATGCCGGAGTTTGAGAAATAATCGGTCTTGCTGACCGCCTGAGTGAGTGTAAGTTTTGACATAATTGTAAGTATTTATTGGTTAATATAATGGTTACGATACTATTGAGCTGCTGCGAAATGCAAGTGTTGTAGTGCCGCTGTTGCAGGGCGATGCCGGACGCAGCGACGATGTGACTGTCCAGCGGAGCGTAAACACCTCGGTCTCGGGTATCAGCAACAACGACGGCTTGACGTCAAAGCTCAGCAGGAGCATAAGATCTGGATGATATGCGTAGCTGCCGCTTAGCGACCCGATAGGATTGTTGTTACTGTCGTATAGTGTGCCGTTGAGTGTATATGTGGCACCTTCGGCGGGCTGTATCCACTCCGACGAGAGGCCCACCATGATATTGTTGAGTGTGGTACTGCGGCCCCACGAGCCTCCGGTAATGTTGAGGCCCTTGGTGATGAGGTTGCGCAGCTGTATTGTCTTCGCCACGGCCTCCGGACAAGCGTAGCCCGTGTTCATAACAATCAAGCTGTCAACAGCTTGCCACTCGCGGAAATCGGGATCACCGGCCACGCCGCCGTTACCAACCCCGATCGACCGCTGGAAAAACACCGTCGCCGTGATAGACTTTCCATCGGCCGCGCCGGGCAATCCCTGGGTGATGAGCGCCCACTGTCGCGCCCAGGTGTTGTTGTGGTAAAATGTCGTATAGCCGAGGTATTTGCGGTCGGAGTTGTTAAGATAGAGCAGGTCGTAGGCCATATTCCACAGAGCCCGGCAATACTTTTTATTGCCGACGGTTACGAGCACACACGGATAAAAGTCCTTTAGATCGGCGCCGGAGGTGGACATGGAGGCAATCACATCGGCGATGTTGACGCCAGTTGTATTGTAGGCATCATAGTTGATGTCGATGACACCGTGCGCCGGAGCTACATCTACATGAATGATCTCGGGGAGCGTGCCTATAGGATTGGGCTTGGCGGCGTGGTCGTACCCGTTCCAATCGGTCTTGCGCACTATGTCTGTCCCCGGGCGCACACGCATATATTCAAATGTGGCCTCGTGCATTGTCTCGATGCGGCCTCCGACGTTGGCGAGTTTGAGCCCGTAAAAGATGCCGTTGGCGCGGTCGTTGATTGTACCTGCAAACTGTAGCTCTGTGAGCGGCTCAAATTGGTCGTAGCGTATGGGCTTGTGCTTGCTCCACTTGGTGATATTTTCGTGGCAGATAATAGTACCTGCGTCATACCCCGCAGAGGTAGACGGTGACACCCTGAGCACAGTGTATGGGTCGCCCCAGAATATAGGGCCGGATATTTTTTTGCCGTCGCTGCTTACGCTCATGCTGCTAACCTCCTTTCCAAAGCGGCAACCCGCTCTTTAAGTCTCTGATTCTCTTCTTTTAGCAATTCGATTTCGGTTTTTGCGTATTTGGCCACGGAGTGTATCGCTATCCAGTCCAGCGTACCGTAGTTTACTCCGTAATATCCGGTAGGCATTGTGCCCACCACCTCGGGCAGGCGGTCAAGCCAATACTGCGCGATAGTACCTACGGCTATCTTACCGGCCATTGTCGGCCCCGCACTGGCATTCCATCGAAACTTTTTGGCGGGAGCGCCAAGTATTACTTCGATCGGCAGCGTCACATCCCCGAGGATGGTTTTAAGCCTTGCGTCCGAGCCTGTATTTTTGCCCAAACAGCTCATGTAGCCCTCGGAATACATACCCGTTGACGTCTTGATGACGCCGTTAAAGGCCCACGTAGTGCCGTCATATTGCATCACATAGCCTTTGCCGGATGCCGAGCCGCGCCACCAGTACCATCTTCCGTCGCTGTGGCATCCGAGGCCCATTGTGTAGCTGCCGCCCTGTACCTCTACCGAGGTGTAGCTTGCATGGTAGCAGCGCAGACCAACGCCGAAATGAGCTGGCCCGTCCGGGGTGGTGTATGCGATATAGACGGGCTTATTGTAAGCCTTTATCCACGAGGCATTGTCCATGTGCCACCCTCCGCCGTATGTCTGGTTATACCAGCCATGCGCTCCAGTAGTGCGCACCCAGCCGTCGGCCATTATGTCGCCCTTGACGTCGAGGGGGAAGCCGGCCGAAGTCTTACCTATCGCCACACGACCGCCACGGGGCTGCAAAGCGATGAGGCAGCGGTCGTAGTAAGAGGTCACATAACTGCTTGTCTGCGGGTCTTGGCCGTCAAAGCAGCTCTGTATGCCAATGGTTTCGTTGCCATAGGCGGAATTTACATAAGAACCTATGTCGTAAATCCTCAGTGTCGCATCGCCATTATTCCACAAAAACGCACCGTTTACGTCGGCTGTGCCGTTAAAGTCCACGCCGTAGATTTTGCGCGCTGTCTGCAACTTGGTGGCGGAGGCGACGTTATCGGTAATAAGGGCATTGGTACGTAGTGAGTCTGCGGGCTTGGTTGTAGTAGGGGATACTGATTGGCCGCTTGCGGTCCATGAGGACGTATGCAGATAAGG